TTATAATGTATTTTTAGATATTCCGCCCTTCACGAGGTAGAGGCGCAGAATGTCGGTCTTTTCTATTTCGAACGGGTCGAACTCTTTGTTCTCGGACACGCACAGTATATGGGCGGGGTCGGAGCCTTTGCGCAGGTATTTGACCATCCTGTTACCGCTCTTCGTTACTACGAGGTACACGTTGCCGAAGTCGATGAAACTTTCCCGCCACTCTTTCAAAATGATGATCTGACCGCTCTTGTAAAGCGGAACCATAGAATCGCCGTACAAGTTCACAGCATCGGTACAGTCGCGGAATTCAGGAATCGACAAACTGATATATTTATCCGTCACCATATCGTCGAATTGCTGAACACCGCCGGCTGTCGCATCGACATCTATCCAGTAGCGAATTTTGCTTTGATTTTCTGGGTATTGAGGGAGTTTTTGCATTTCTCCCTCGCCTTTTTCCAACCAATCAATGTTTATAGAATATTCTTTTTCTAATATTCGTTTTATTGAATCGGATACTTTGATTCCTCCCTTTCCTCTGTATATGTCTGATAAACTACCCTGCTTTAGATGTAGCTTTTCTGCAAATTTTGCTTGGGAGGAGAATCCAAGTTCTGATTGCAAAATTTTTAATCGTTCATTTTCAGTCATATAATAGTATTGATAAATCTATAAATAATTATTATAGAATAATCTTTACAAAATGAAAGAATATTCTATATATTTGCATTGTGTTAATTAAGATATACCGCAAAGGTACGACGGAATTAACGCAATGTAAATAGCAAATATATATAAAAAAATCTACGAAAGCGCAAATTGGAAATGGAAATCCCTACAACTCTATCATTCAAAAAGGGGCTGCGAGAAGCCAAATATGGCGACGTCCCGGCGATCAGGGCTTCTATTATGGCCGCGCTGGGTATCACGAGCCGTCAGGCGTATGCGAACCGGCGCGACGGAAAAGTCGGCTATTCGGTCGACGACGTACGGTGTGTGGAGGCTGCATTCGCGGCCTACGGAGTAACCGACCCGTGGGGTGAATAGCCATGAAAACCGATGCGATTTTATCGAAGGCCGAGGCCCGGGTCGCCCGGGCGTACGTGGACGGGCTGATCGGAAAGGAGATCGCCGACAGGCTGTGCATATCCTATAATACGGTCATCCGGCATACGCAAAATATCTACGAAAAGATCGGCCGGAGGTCGGTGAATGCACTGGTCGCATGGTGGTTTTGCGAAAATTTCAATATCGACCTCCGAGAGGTCGGACGCCGTATCGGTGCTGCGTGCCTGTTGTCGCTGTTCTGCGCCTACACTTTCTGCGGCGGCGATTACGAACGCGCGACGCGCCGGGTGCGCCGCGGACGGCGGAATGAATATGAATACATAATCGAGGAATGATATGCTGACTTTGACCGAAATAGACATGATCGCCGAACGTGTGGTGCGCATGATGAAACCGGCCGACGAGATTATGAATATCGAACGGGCCGCGGAATACCTCGGAACGACGACCGACGCCTTGTCGAAACGGGTGGAGCGGCGCCAGGTGCCGTTCCACAAGCAGGGTAAGTTGTTATATTTTTCCCGTAACGAATTGAACGAACATTATTTGAGAGACAAGGACATGGTTGCGGCGACGACGGGAAACCTGTACGGGCGCCGCCGAAAATAAACCCTTTGCTAAATGGGATTGTGATTTTGCTAATGGCATTATGCCGGGGCGATGGCCTGCCGTGAGGCCCGCGATCGCTTTTTTCGATGAAATTACTATGGACGAAATATACCACAAGCGATGGCGCCCGGCGGACGTGCGCAAGTTGTCAGAATTATATGCGGCGGGACGGTCGCCCGAGGAGATCGCCGGGGAACTGGGACGTAATGTCCGGGCTGTGAAAAGCAAGGTGTGGCGCCTCGGACTGCGGAGGAAACAGATCGCCCGCGAAGCGCGGCGCAACCTCGATTGTATGCCAAACCCTTTTGGATGGATGAAATAACACTTTATATCATGAGGAATATTGTTGTGGTTGATATTGACGGCACCCTGTCCGTCGTCGGCGAACGCCGAAAATACATTGCCGGGGAACCGAAGGATTGGGAGCGGTTTTACGCCGACAAGTTCGACGACGATCCGATCCCGGAAGTCTGCGACCTGGTGCGGGAGCTTGCCAAAACCTATTCGATCTTATTCTGCACCTCGCGGAGCGAGTGCGCGCGCCAGAAGACGCAACTGTGGCTGCACCGGTACTTGGGGATGTCTCCGCAGGACTACACGCTGATTATGCGTGCGCCTGCGGACGAGCGCCCGGATGTGGTATCGAAGATCGACACCTTCACGGCCGAAACGACGCCCGAGGAACGCAACGCCGTATCCTTCGTCCTGGACGATAGCGAGGCTATGGCCGTGGCGTGGAAAACAGCGGGGTATACGTGCCTTCATGTAGTTGTAGGGGATAGATAATATGGCCGGATACCTGAAAATACCGCGCGACCTGTTCAATTCGGACGAGTGGAAAGAACACCGCGTTTTCGGCAAGATCGAGGCGCAGGTCGACCTGCTGCAGATGGCGGCCTATGTCGACGGGCGGGTGGTTCACTGTGCGACACGGGACGTGGTGTTGCAACGCGGCCAACTGCTTACGACGATGCGTTTCCTGGCCGACCGGTGGGGGTGGGGTGCCGCGACGGTGTACCGGTATTTACAGTCGCTGAGAAACAGCAATAGAAACAACATCCGAATACAGATTGAAACGGCTGTCGAAACAGGCAGGACGCTTATAACTATTTGTGATTATGGCAAATGGGATTTGGATGGCGTGGCAAATGAAACAACCGATGCAACACCTTTTGAAACAGCCTGTGAAACACCGGATGAAACGCTATCAGAAATAAAGTGTAGTAATACAGGGGAGATACAGGATAGAGAAAGCACTATATCACAGTTGGTAAGTGACTTTAAAATCGCGTGCGCACGTGCGGATACGCGCGAGGATGCCCGGCGCATCCACCGCGAGCTGTGGCGGGCCGGATGCTGGGACAAATCGTCGGAGGTGTGGAAGTCCCTCGGGAAGGAATACCAGTTCCTCGTCATGGTATGGATGTATTACCCCGACTTGCAGATGAAGATAGACGCGCCCCTGATAACGTGGCAATCCCGCGATTTGGTCGGGCACTATAAGCCCGGCGATTTGATGCGTACGGTGGAGGCTATGGCCAACAAGAAAGGCATCGAAAAAACGGTTGCCTCCGTCCACCGGACGCTGAGGATATGGCTGCGTCAGGATTGGGAGATAAACGGCCGAAAGGACAAACGAGAATAGCTATGTTCAAGCGTACGAAACAACCCACGCCGATACAAATGGTTTTGCGTGTTGTCTACGACATCCAGGCGCGCAAACGCGCTGCCCGGATAGAGCCCGACCATGCGCTGCTGATCGGCGACAGAATCTACCTTCACGTTTCGCAGGTTCTGACGCCCGAAGGCTTTAAGCGGATCGTGGATAAGCTCGTGGCCGATGGAATAATTCTTCGCGGCGACACCGCGCGAGACACGTACATTCGGATAGCCGATTACGATAGCGTCACAAGCCGCTATAATGACGCCCCGCGACGCCAGTCCCCTCAGTTAACCTTTAACGAACGATAAAATGAATAATATCGAGCTTTTTAACGATCATTTTCAAAATTACAAAGTTTACGGGATTCCGAAAGCGCAACTTATCATCGCTGACGTGCCGTATAACTTGGGCGCTAACGCCTATGCCAGCAATCCGGCCTGGTATGTCGATGGCGACAACAAGAACGGCGAAAGCGAGCTTGCCGGGAAGCAGTTTTTCGACACGGACAAAAATTTTCGACCTGCGGAGTTCATGCACTTTTGCAGCCAGATGCTTCGCAAGGATAAACCAATAAAGGTCGAAAAAAACGGACAGAAAGGCAAGAACAAAGGCAACGCTTCCTGCATGATTCTTTTCTGTCCTTTCGAGCAGATGCACTACTATATCGAACTCGGACAGCGGTATGGGCTGAAACGCTACATCCCGCTCGTATTCCGAAAAGATTTCTCCGCACAGGTTTTGAAAGCCAACATGAAAGTCGTCGGCAACTGCGAATACGGATTGATCCTCTACCGCGACCGCCTGCCAAAATTCAACAATGACGGGAGGATGATCTTCAACTGCTTTGATTGGGTACGCGATACCGATACGCCGAAGATCCACCCGACGCAGAAACCCGTACCTCTGTTGGAACGCCTGATCGAGATATTCACCGACAAGGGGGACGTAGTCATCGACCCATGCGCAGGAAGCGGAACAACCCTGCTCGCGGCGGCCAATATGGGACGTAAGGCATACGGTTTCGAGATCAAAAAGAATTTCTTTGCCGCTGCCCGTAGCAAAGTTTTAACGAGAGTCCAAAAATCATTATTCATATGAAAGTCATAGTCACCTTTTCTGGTGGGAAAGACAGCTGTATGAGTTATTACGGATTATGCGAATAGGTTTGGTTGACATAGACGGTCACCACTTCCCGAACCTCGCGCTGATGAAACTGTCAGCTTGGCATAAATCGCAGGGTGATTCGGTGGAGTTCGCCGACCCGATGTTCGGTCGCTACGACCGGGTTTACATGTCGAAGGTTTTCACTTTCACGCCCGATTGTCCGGACATCTACCATTGCGAGGTGATCCGGGGCGGGACGGGATTCCGGGACTATACGACGGTACTGCCCGGTGAGATCGAGCATATTTGCCCGGATTATTCGCTGTACGGAGTAAATGAGGCATACGGATTCCTTACCCGCGGCTGCCCGAACAGTTGCCCGTGGTGCATTGTTCCGCACAAAGAAGGAACTATCCGGCCCGCGTCCCCGCTACGGGAGTTCATCGGCGACAAACGCCGGGCTGTATTGCTCGACAACAACGTGCTGGCATCGGACTTTGGGCTGGAGCAGATCGAGGAAATAATCCGCATGGGCATCGCGGTTGACTTCAATCAAGGGCTGGACGCCCGGCGGGCCTGCAACGACGCTTACATCCTTGACCTGTTGTCGCGGGTGAAGTGGATTCGGTATATCCGGTTTGCCTGTGATAGAATGTCCCATCTGGAGGCAGTTACAAAGTGTGTCAAAGAGTTGGGGCGTCGAGGCGTTAAGCCATATCGCATTTTCGTCTACTGCCTGATACAAGATGTCGATGAATCATTGGAACGGATCAACGCCCTGCGCAAACTGGAAGTCTGCCCGTTTGCCCAGCCTTACCGGGATTTCGATAATAACATCGAGCCGACAAAGGAGCAGAAACGGTTGGCGCATTGGTGTAACAAGAAATCAGTTTTTTACAGTTGTGAATTTAAAAACTTTAGAGGATGAAAGACCAAGTAACGAGCATCGAGCAGTCGAAGCGGCTGATCGAGATTGGGGTGCCCGCAGATAAGGCGAGCATGGTGTGGGAATTGGCTCATGGTGCAGCGGGCGAAATAAACTACGAGCTCAAAATTTGGCAGGAGTGTAAGCTGGATAAGGTTCTGGCCTATCAAGAATTTCCCGAATCTTTTATCCCCGCCTTTACAGTCGCCGACCTGCTGGGGATGATTCCAGCTGAAATAACATACGGGAGATTGTATGTATCCCACCCGAAAATTCCAAGCGTCAAAAACGATTTTAATGTGTTTTACAAGAGGGTGGGACGCGAAAAGGGAGCTATCAAATCTTTTAGGCATCCTAATTTAACATGCGCCTGTGTTATGATGGTAGAATGGCTTTTGTCTAACGGCTATAAAATGAACATATGAAAAGCGAAAAAGCAAAAGCAATTATCCGTGAAAGTGATTTTTATTTCCAAATCGACGGGGTAACGTTTCATGAGGCCCGGGCGATGATGAAGAAGGACGCAATAAGGGCGGTCGAAATCGCCGAGCAGGAGGCCGAGGAGCGGATGCGGAAGAAAGCGGCGAAGGCGTATTGTCAAGACTGTTGCTGTACGGTAGTAGGTGAATGTAGATGCGGAATAGGATCGGAAAATTGTGTGGCATTACGAGATTTCATCCAAAAACTGACCGAGAATGAGAACGACGATTGAGGAAAGAGCAAGAAAGTATGCCTGTGATTATATAATTCCAGATAGTGACGAGTGTAAAAGATGTTACGATATTCATGGGAAATGCGAACACGATGCCTATATCCAGGCAGCTGTATGGATATTGGGCGAACTGACGTGCTGGCGCGACCCGAAAGAGGAGCTGCCGGAAGAACGTAGAGATGTTGAAGTCAAAACGGATAAAGGAACGGTGTCGGTTTGCAACATGGAGTTAGATGAGCTGGGTCGCCGTTTTTGGAATGTAAGCCGTACAAATTATATGATTCCAGATGCGAATATCATCGGCTGGCGGGAGATTCACGAATAAAACAGAGCCATGACACCGAAGGAACTTTACGACTGGGCGGTCGAGCATGGAGCCCAGGATTACGATATTTTAGTTGATGGTGATGCGATAGATTATCTGCTGCCGGAGATTGATGGACGACTTAAAATAATAGAAATCATACGATGATGAAACGAGAACTCACACTGCCCGACATTGTAGGGTACCTTCCGTATGGGTTGTACTGCTGGTATGGCGAAAATATCAAGGCCGCTCTTATGGTTGGAATTACTGATTATCAGATTCCGATTTTCGAAGTAGGCCGCAAGCCAATCCTGCGTCCGATATCCGATCTGCGCGTGGAGATCACCGAGCGAGGTTACAACGACGGGAAACCGTTCGTGCCTGTCAAACGGCTGGGCGAACTACTGGGTTCGGACTATGAGGATTGCCTAATTCTTGATTGCCGGATAAAATATTCACCAAGTGAAGTTTGGTATAGCGATATGTGCGCATTTTTCGACCTGTTCCACCGCCTTCACTTCGACTATCGCGGTCTGATCGACGCCGGACTGGCCGTCAGCGTTCACGATTTACCCACAAATCCCTATGAGGCATGAAAACCAAACTACTGCGCCGACTGAGGAAGGAAGCGCTCACAGAATGCCCCTGCGAGGAATTACAGGCATTTGCAGAATATGTTGGATGGAGCCATGACAAAACCCGCAGGCGCATCCAAGCAAAAAAGATGAATTACATCCTCCGCCGCGTTGCGGAGCTAAAACAGAAGAGAAAATGAAGAATGAAATTATAGCGTGGGCGTTGCTTTCAATCCTCGGAATCGTTACTGTTTGGCTTATGTATCGCGCCGTGGAAATACACGAACGGCTCAGAAAATCAATCGAGGAACTCAAAAAAGAAACAGAATCGCATGAAAACAGGACTTGAGATGATCGCAGAAAGGCAAAGTAAGCTATTGGTGTCAAGCGGGTGGTTGGGAGATATAGGCAGGATGATTATACGCGCAGAAATGCTGATTGAATTTCAAACCAGACCATCCCAAAAGGACGAAGCAATCAGATTACTCGCCGAGGCTGGTGCCCGCATCGCCACCGAGATCGACAGAATCAATAAATTATCCACAAAATGAAACTTACACGCGAGGAACTGAGACTAAGTTACAACGCGGTTTGCAACGCCTATCTGGCCGCTTTCTGCGAAAAGCACGGCTACGATTATGAGCCGGATGCGTGGGTAGGCAACGACCCCGGAGGAATTGCAGAGGTAGGCGATCTATTCGTGAGTATGGCCGATATGCTGACGGACATCGACCGGGACGCTCCGGAGGAGGAATACATCAAGTACTACGACTACTGTATGCGTGTCGGAGGGATTTGTGACGGCAAACTGAACACCCCGAATTACGACAGCTGGCTGCGGGGATGCCCGCGGATGGACGAGGAGCAAATAGCTCGGCTGGAGGAATTGCAACGGGATGTGCGTAGTGCAGAGATGAATTTGAAGGTCGAGATCGACAGACTTAATAACCTAAAACAAGAATAGTTATGCGAGAAATTAAATACAGGGGCAGACGCCTCGACAATGGGGCGTGGGAGTATGGAGATTTAGTCCAATTTGGACAGAAATGTCATACCCCTTGCAAATGCGCAATTATACCGGGTACAGCATCGGGGAGCGATCCACTTTGTAAGGTTTTATTAGATTATGAAGTTGATCCCGCCACCGTCGGCCAGTACACAGGGCTGAAAGACAAGAACGGAAATGATATTTGGGAGGGAGATATATTCAAAGAAGACGGTAGCGGAATTGTGCGATCCGTCTTCCGAGTTCCCGGCGGCCTTGCTTTAGAGGATAATCCTGTGTCGTTCGGCTATGACCATAGAGCACCGATGTATCCGTATTCGTCTATTGCTGATTCACAAAATGCATCATGGCTGGCTCAATGTTGCGAAGTAATCGGAAACATACACGACACCCCGGAATTACTTAAAACTGAATAACCATGCAGAAGATAATGTTTAACGACCGCTACGGACTGACGAATGCGGTCATCGAGGGGCGAAAGACCATGACGCGACGGTTGATTCCTGATGAGTTCTTCGGACTTACGTGGGACACGAGAGGCAACACCTTGGTTTATGAAAACGAATACGGGGATTTTATTGATGTCAGGCACTCGAAGTATACCCGCTATAAGCTCGGCGAAGTCGTGGCCGTGGCGCAGTGTTATTACAATGCGTTTTCGTCAAGATGTGACATCCCTGTATATGGCGCGGATAGAACACCGGGCTGGCTAAATAAAATGTTTGTGCGAGCGGATTTGATGCCCCACCAAATCCGCATCACGGGAATCCGTTGCGAGCGGTTGCAGGATATTTCGGATGCGGATTGCATGAAAGAGGGGGTGCGCGTAGAGTTTGCGAAGAATGGAATGCCGATGTATTATTATTTCGACATTAAACGATGGAGGCAGGTATGGTTTGACACTCCCCGCGAAGCCTTCGCCTCGCTGATAGACCGGGTGTCGGGTAAAGGTACTTGGGCATCGAACCCGTGGGTGGTGGTTTACGAATTCGAATTGGTGAAATAGTATGAAATTTACAACCCCCTGCTTTGTTCGCGTCGAGGATGCGGAAAAGCGAACCGAGTTACTCAAATGGATGTTTGATGTAGGATATGCGGGCCGCTATCGAATTGATCCATCCTGTCCGATTGTGGTTGCTGGTCTGGAAAAAGATTGTGCCGATGTGGCATGTGCGGGTGCAACAGAAGGGCTTGCGGTTTTCGGGCTTATCGACTGCGGCGATAACATCGAGCTGTTCAAGGCTCTGGTGGCGATGAACGACGAGAACGACATGCAACAATTGTTCATCTGCGACACCTACGCAGATATAGGATGCGTAATGTGGCATTTGTGCGAGAATAAGAAATTCAAGCACTACTATGTAGAATGGGAGGATGGAGAGACGGATATTCGCAGCGAATTCCGCAAGGCAACGGTCGAGGAGATCATTAAACATTTTAAAAAATCTTAAAGAATTTTATACAATGAAACCTTTTGACTTAGAGGCCGCCAAAGCAGGCGCGCCAGTGTGCACGAGGAGTAAAAAACCAGTAGAAATCATAACTACGAACGGAAAAGCAGGCAAATTCCCGATACTCGCATACGTCGGTTCTTCGGTTCGCGTGAGGTCGTTTTCGGCAAATGGTCAATATGGGTATAAATATGAATCGGCCGACGACCTTATGATGCGCGATGACGACTATGCCGAGAAGCTGGCGCGGGGAGAGTACGGGAAGCATATAGACGAAGCCACCGAAAAGGTTGATCCAACTATTAAGGAAAACTTAACAGTTGACCGGGAGTACTGGCGGAGGGTGTATGCGGGGGAAATAATGCCTGTCGTATTGTCTGCGGCTATTACAAATCGTGCGAATATCAAAGACGAGTACAAAGGCATGCCCGCTGAAGTGGCGGTTGCTCGTTCTGCTATCGCCCTCGCCGATGCCCTCCTTGAAGAGCTGGAGAAAACGGAGAAGAAATAGATATGCCAACCATCCCCAAGCCGACCCGGCGCGGCTATCTTCCGCCGAGGATCACACAAGGCCGACGTCTGCACGATAACGGTGAATTCTATCGGTCGACCCGATGGCGGCGGCGCCGGCTTCAAAAACTCGACGCGGATCCGCTTTGCGAGGAGTGCAAACGGCGCGGTCTTGTTACCCCGGCCACGGTGGTCGACCATATTGTACCGATTAACGAAGGGGGCGCAGCTATGGATATGGACAACCTGCAAAGCCTTTGCGACAAATGCCATAACCGGAAGAGCGGTATCGAGGCTCACAAATCAAGACAATGAAAACAAGTGCAACGATTAACCAGGTCATCGCCGAATGGTTGGCGAACATAGATGTAATGGCTACGACCCGCAGAAGCTATGGTGCGAAGGTACAGTTATGGTTCCGCTGGCTGCATGGCCGAGGGTGCGCTCCTCGGATGCCGCGCCGCGTCGATCTGCTCAGCTACAAACAGGATTTGGAAGCACAGGGGAAAACGGCGCTGACTGTCGACAGCTACGTGACGGCGGTGCGGTTGTTCTATAAATACTGCAAGCAGCGCGGGTACTATGACAGCATCGGCGATGGTATACGTTCCTCTGTGCGTTACAAAGGGCATCGCAAGGGACGGCTTATTGCTGCCGATGCTGCACGCCTGTTGGATTCTATCGACGTGACGACCAGGAAGGGCAAACGCGACAAACTGATGATCGCACTGATGTTGCTGTTGGCGCTTCGTACCTGCGAGGTCGAGCGGATCAACATAGAAGATTTCGACCGCACGGAAGATGGCATCCCGATCCTGTATATTCAGCGTAAGGGACGACATGAGAAGGTTGAAGCGATGGCTTTGCCGGACAGCATCGTCGAATTGTTCACGGATTATATCGCAGATCGGGATTTGAAGCCGGGCGAAGCGTTGTTCGTCGGCGAGAACCGAAAGGTACCGCAGCGGTTGTTGCGCACCTCGATCAGCCAGATCGTGCACGAACGACTGGCGGCAATAGGGATCAACCGACCCGATATAACGGCGCATTCGTTACGCCACACATGCGCTTCGATGATGGTTGAGGCCGGGGCCGACCTTGAGACCGTACGCGATATGCTCGGCCACACGACGACGAACACGACACGTATTTATGCGCAGGAAGTACACGCCCGAATGCTGCTTCGCAACTCGCCGTCGAAACTGGTGGAAAAAGCGATAAAACAGTTCCAGCGCGTCGGGCAGTGCGGTGTGTATATATAATTACTTCCGTGATGTATATGATACTGTGTTGTGTCATAAATTGACACAAACCTTCACGAGCAAAAACTATGAGTTAATGCGATAAAATATTGAAACATAGTGCGGAAGGGTAGGGGCTGGAATCACGACAGGGTGGCCGCGACACAACCGCCCCCACAATCTTCTGCACACACGTCCAAAATCTGAAAACTTTTTGAGTGAAATTATGGGAAGGAAACCGATCCCCGATGCAAAAAAATCCTTGCAGGGAACATTGAAAAAATGCCGGATGCAGGAAGCCTCGACGCCGACCTCCGGGGTATGCAAGCCGATCACCAAGACCACAGCGCCGCCGTGGCTCACGGACAAGGCCCGCAAGATATATGGCGATACGGCAAAAATGCTTATCACGTGGCGCGTGCTGACGAAACTCGACCTGCCCCTGTTAGCTGCGTACGCGGCGGCCTATGCTAACTTGATTGAGGCGAACGATGATATTGCGGAGTATGGGTATTTTGTTACGAACTACACCGACAGGGGCGTTTCGCGCACCTTGCATCCGGCTGCCAAAATGTTCAAGGATTCGTTGGATACGGTCAACAAGATCGGGGCGCAGTTCGGGTTGTCGCCCGTTTCCCGTCGGAGTTTCGACGCGGCCGCGGGCGCCAGGAAAGAGGAGCCGAAGAAGGAGGAAGATCAGTTTGCAGAGTTTTTCAAATGACAAGAGTGAAGAAGATACATCCGGCCGAACAATATGCCGCCGACGTCCTGTCCGGCCGTGTCGTTGCGTGCAAGTATATACGGCAAGCGGTAGAGCGCTATTACAGGGATTTGGATCAGGCTGTGGAAAAGGGATGGTATTTCGATGCACGTGCAGCAGAACGCTGTATCAACTTCATCCAGTCGTTGAGGCATATCAAAGGCGAGTGGGCCGGCCGGCCGATCACGCTGGAGCCGTGGCAGCAGTTCGTGCTCTGGAACGTGTTCGGCTTTCGCCGCTCGGCGAACGGTTACCGCCGCTTCAAGGAGTTCTATTTGGAGGTTGCCCGCAAGAACGGCAAAACGACGTTGCTGGCGGGGATCGGGTTGTATATGCTTTTCGCCGACGGTGAGGCCGGGGCCGAGGTCTACTCGTGCGCAACGACGCGCGACCAGGCACGCGAATGTTTCGGTGCGGCGCAGCAGATGGTCGAAAAATGTACGCTTTCGAAGCGGGCGAAAGTGTTCCGTTCTGCCGGCGGTTCGATCGTTTACGAAAACAACGGGTCGGTATTCAAACCGCTGTCGTCCGATGCCAAGACGCTCGACGGTAAAAATGCCTCGTGCACGATCCTTGACGAGTTCCATGCCCACCGAACCGACGAGGTGTACGCGGTCATGAAGTCGTCCATGGGTGCGCGCCGGCAACCGCTGATGTGCATTATCACGACCGCAGGTTTCAACCTTGCGTCTGCATGTTACACCTACCGCACGAGTGCGTTGAAATTGCTGTCCGGAATCATCGAGGACGACACGCTGTTCGTCATGATCTACACGCAGGACAAGCGCGAGGAGCTGGCCGATCCGGGTATGTGGTATAAGTCCAATCCGTGCTACGGAGCCTCCGTGATTCCCGAATACCTGCTCGAACAGTATAACAACATCCGTACGAAACCCGAGCAGGAAACGAACATCCTGACGAAGAACTTCAATATGTGGGTGCAGGCCGCGGACACGTGGATCAACGACGAGGTTTGGCGCGCCTGCAAAACCACGACCGACCCGGCGACGCTGGCCGGTTGCACCTGTTACGGCGGCCTCGACTTGGGGGCCGTCAACGATTATTCGTCGTTTGCGCTGGAATTCCATGAGGGCGGCAGGACGCAGGTGCTTGTCTGGTTTTGGATTCCCGAGGAAAAGTACCGCAGCCGGCAGGAGATGTTGCGCGAGAATATCAATATCGAGGTTTGGCAGCGGCAGGGATATATCGCCGTCACGCCGGGTAATGTCACCGACTACGACGCGATCCGGGCCGATATAAACAGGATTGCGGGGCAATACAACATCGTCAAGATCGGGTACGACCGATGGAACTCGTCGCAACTGGTCATCGACCTGCTGGCCGACGGGCTCCCGATGGACGGTTTCCAGCAGTCGATAGCCAACATATCGCCCCCGACAAAGGATTTCGAACGGCTTGTGCGGCTCGGAGAGTACGAACACTTCGACAACCCCGTGCTGCGGTGGCAGATGTCCAATGTCGTCGTCTACCGCGATGCCAACGACAATATAAAACCCTTGAAGAACAAGAGCCCCGAGAAGATCGACGGCATCGTCGCCGCGATCATGGCGCATGGTGAATACATGAGCGCACTGCGCGATCCGGAAACTCCGTCCGTGTACGAAAGCCGCGGTTTGAGAACATTCGATTAATCAAAATATACGACTATGAAAGAACCAACCAATCCAGCAACCACACGGCTCGACGCCAACACCTCGCGTTTTATCTCCACCCCGGCGGGATTCTATGACCGTTATATCCTCCTCCTGGCGTATTACGAAACGAACGAGCAGGCATACGAAGCGACCGAGCGGCAATATGCCGAGATCGTAGGGCGCCGCCGCTTCAAATGCTACGAAAGTTTCAAAAGTTCGTACAGCCAGTGGTGCAAACGCCGCTCGGGCACCCCTTGCAGACGGCATTAGGAGGCCGATTTGTTAAAAAGTTAATGCCGTTAACCTGCGAAAGTTAACGGCGTTAACCTTTTTTCCGAAAATTGTTTCCGAACCTTTGTATAGCAAAAACGCCGTACATGGGAATTGTCAGAAACATAATCGCACGCGCCGCGCTCCGCTTCGGGATTCCGGTCTTTTACGAACGCCGGATGTTTAATACGATGGGTGGCGATGCCAACGTAGATACCGACTTCGCATTGAAAATATCGACGGTTTGGTCGTGCGTCGACCTGTTGTCGGGTGCTATGTCCACGCTGCCGCTGCATGTCAAGGAGCGAACCGATAGCGGCCGTCGTGTGTTGTACGACCATCCGGTCGCCCGGCTGCTGATGAAGCCGAACCCGAAGATGAACGGGGTGATATTCCGGCGGGCGATGATGACTTCGGTGTGCCTTCGGGGGAATGCATACGCCTTCATTACCGCACGGGATGCGATGCAACGGCCGACGCGGCTCGATTTCGTGCTGCCGTGGAACGTGTCGCTGTGGGAAGGCGATGACGACATCTACTACACCATAGCCGGCAATGAGGCGAAGATTCCGAGCCGTGACGTTATCCACCTGAAAGGGTTGTCGATGAACGGGCTGTTGGGACTGTCGCCGATCCGCCAGCACGCCGACCTGCTCGAAACCTCGGGCAACTCGCTCGACTTTGCCCGCTCGTTCTATAAGAACGGATGCCGGACGACCGGGGTGTTTAAAAAAGACAAGACACTGAGCGACGAAGCGTATGAACGCTTGCGGAGACAACTCGCAGAGCAGTATTTCGGTGCGAAAAATGCCGGGAAACCGCTGCTGCTGGAGGACGGTTTGGACTATACGGCTATCACCATCCCGCCCGAGGACGCACAGTTCATCGCCACGCGCCTGCAATCCGTGGACGAGATCGCGGCGATATTCCGCGTCCCGCCCCACATGGTCGGCAATCAAAGCCATTCGACGTACAACAACAACGAGCAACAGAACCTCGAACTGTATAACCTCACGTTGCGACCCTGGATCGTCAACACCGAGGCCGAGTTCAACGACAAACTGCTGCGCGAGGATGAGAAGGGACGCACCTATATCGACATCGACGCAAAGGGTTTGCTGCGGGCCGACACGGCTGCGCGGACTGCCTTCTACAAGGAAATGTTTTATATCGGGGCGATGAACCCGAATGAAATCCGAGCCAGCGAGGACATGGACGGATACGAGGGCGGCGACCAGTTCTACCACCAGGCGAATATGGAGCCCGTGACCGGAAAATCTCAAAACAATGGAACAGAATAACGAAAAAGCAATCAATCGGCTGCTGCGGCGCTCGGTGCCCGTCACGGACTTGTGTGTCGAGCAGCGGGGCGAGGGTGAGGAACCCTCGCGGCGGATCAGCGGTTACGCAGTCCGTTTCAACGAATGGTCTAAACCCTTTTGGGGGGAATGGGTCGAAATGATCGACCCGAAGGCGTTCGACGGATGCGATATGTCCGATGTACGCATGTGCACGGATCATGGTACCGACTGCGTGGATGTGCTCGCACGCTACCGCGATGGGGCGGGGACACTGAGCATCGAGATCGACGCCGTAGGTGTCAAATTCTCGTTCGAGGCCCCGACGACGACGCGCGGCAACGACATCCTGGAACTGGTGCGCCGCGGCGACATCAACGAGTGCAGTTTCGCGTTCGTCGTGGCCGAGGACAGCTGGTCATGGAAAACCGCGAACGCTTCGCAGCAGTACGACCAGCGTGTCGTAAAACGAATCGCAAAGTTGTACGATCTGTCGATCGTCATTGTCGGGAAATACGATAACACGTCCGCCGTAGCGGAACGGGACGCCGTCGACGAACTCCGCACGGAGGCGACCCGGACGGCGCATAAAAGCCTCGAAGTCGTACGGGCCCGCGATTTCCTGGCTTCCGAACTCGAAAACTTTTAACACCTTCAAAACTATGAAAAGCATTAAAGAATTGAAAGAGGAGCGGTCGGTGCTCCACGAAAAGATGCACGAGATCGTGCAGACCGCCGAGCAGCGGAGCGACACGGCATTCACGGCCGAGGAGCAGGCGCAGTACAACGAATACCGGACGGAGTATGACGCCCTGTCGGAACGCATCGCACGCCTCGAAGCCGACGAGCAGCGTGCGGCCGAGCTGGCCCGCCCCGTGTCGACCGCATTGGGCAAGGGTGCCGATACCGAAGAGACCCGCGCCGAGAAGCGCAACGAAGAGCTGCGTGCAGCCTTCCTCGATGTGTTGTCGGGACGCAAGACCCGCAACGACCTGACACAGGAGGTGCGCGACGGCCTGTTCCTCGGTGCGTCGAACAACCAGATCGTCGTGCCGAAGTTGGTGATGAGCAAGGTGACGATGGCGCTCAAGAGCACCGGCACCTTCCTCAATGCGGTAGATTTCGTCATTACCCAAACGAGCGATTCCTACGTCCTGCCGACCTACGACGCTACGGGTGACGAGCTGGTGCGCGTGAAAGAGGGTAGCAAGACGTCCGACGATTCGTCGAACAAGTTCGGCGGCACGGAGATCAAGGCCTACGACTACAACACCAAGATTCAGAAGATCCACGTCAACCTGCTCAAGACGTCGGGCGTCGATGTGGAGGCCGTCGTCGTCGAGGCGATCGCGCAGTGCATCCGCCGCGGCTTGAACAAACTTGCGACGATCAGCGGGACGGGTACCGACGACATTACGGCACTGCTGAGCAGCGCACCCACCGGGGTGACGACCGCCAGCAAGGACGCCGTGACCTACGACGAACTCGTCGATATGGTCGCCAGCGTAGACGGCGCCTATGCGGATTCGTGGATCATGTCGCGCAACACGCTGCTGAACATTGCGAAGATCAAGACCACGGACGGATCGCCGATCTTCCTCAAGGACGTAAACACCGGGGCCATCACCCACATCCTCGGCCATCCCGTGGTCATCAACAACGACATGCCGCAGATTGGTACGGCCGAGGCGAAGGTCATTGCCTTCGGCGACCCGAAGGCCTACCACCTGCGTATGGTGGACGGTGTGCGCATGACCGTATTCTACGAGAAGTACGCCGACGAGAACATGATCGGTATCATGGGGCACATCCTTGCGGACGGCAAGTTGAACGATGCGGGCACGCACCCGATCAAGGTACTCGCACTCGCTTCGGCATAACAGGGGACGGCCATGACGAAGAACCGGAAGCAAAAGGAGTATCCGCGCCACCTGATCGAGCGGATCGCCGCCGAGCAGATGCGGGTGGTGCCCGAGGACGGTGAATTGTACGACAATGCGATCCGCAACCTGTATGCGGCGTTCGATATTGCCGAGCAGTACACCAACAGGATCATCGTGCGCAGCGTCGTGACGTTCGGCCTGGCCGCATTGACGTCGCTGGTGGATATTCCGACCGCTCCGGTTCTGTCGGTGGCCTCGATACGGTATTACGATGCCGACGACGTTTTGCAGACACTCGACAGCGGGGATTACGAACTGGTCGCGTCGGAACACAGTACGTCGGTCGAGTTTTTCCGCATCCCTGAATTGTCGTCGCGCCGCAAGCGCAACCGCGTACTGATCGAAACCGTATGCGGGTACAGCGACTATGAGGATGTTGTGACGCGCGAGCCCCTGGATGCCGGCGGGATCGTTCTGCCGGGAAACATCGAGGCTGCCGTGCAACTTCGGGCGGGAACGCTGGCCGAGGCTGACGGCGACGCGATCATCGGCCGCACCATCGGAGCGCTTCCCCTTACCGTCGAGAGATTGTTGAACCCCTACCGCATGGCGCCCTATGGCTGGCAAGATTAAAATTCTGCTGCTGAAACCCGCGGTTCGGCAGGATAGCACCGGCGAACTGGTGGGCGATCCGACGCCGTGGCGTCATTTCTGGGCGACAAAAACCGAGAACGGCGGCCGTGCCAACCTGTATGCCTCGCGCATCGTCCATGAGAACAGCGTCGTATTTTCGGTGCCGTACAACAAGGGGATCACTCCCGACATGCTCGTCGAGGTCGACGGGGAACGTCGCCCTATCGAGGCCGTCTACGAAGAAGGATTCCGGAAAACGACACATATACTTATCACCAAAACCGATATTGACAACAATGCCGGATATTAAGATCGAAGGGTACAAGGAAGCCGTACAGGTTTTCGTGCAGCTCGCCGAGCAGATGCAGAAGCGCATCGTGCGGCAGGTATTGCGCAAATCGGCCCGCCCTATGGTGCTGGCCGCCCGGAGCCGGGCGCCGAAGCGAACCGGGCGGCTTCGCAAGTCGATCCGGGTCGTGTCGTTGAAGAAAGACCGCGTGCCGACCGTGGTGCCGATGGCTATTGCCCCGGTGTTCGACGTCTCGAAGAACGGCAAGGTAAACGCCTTTTATGCGCGGTTCGTGCACGATGGGACGAAGGATCGTTATCCGCGCGCCCTGACCCGCAAGCGGGCAAAGGGGGCGAAAGGTTCCCGTGTGTTGGTGTTCACCGGCTCGCACGGTGAAAAGGTATTCACCCGCTCGGCGCGGGGCTTGTCGCCGAACCCCTTCATGATGCAGGCGTTCCACAGCGCGACCGGTTCTACCGTCGACGATTTCGGTAAGGAGATGGCGGCGGCGGTCGAGAATTTTGCAAACAAAAATTTTGTAAAACTATGATCCCAACCGAGATAATGGTCGACATGCTGTCGGCGGTGCTGTCCAAGGAAAAGATTTATCCCGAGGTGGTGCCGAGTGCCGTGCAGCCGCCGTTTATCCACTATTCCGAGAGTTGCGAACCGACCCCTTCGAAGGATGGGGATGCCGGGGCTGTGACGACCACGGTGGTATCGGTCGCCGCGTCGACGAAGGCCGAGGCCGCACGGTTGGCCGACGCTGTTGTCTCGGCGTTGGATATGCGGGAATACGGGGAGCGTGTTTTCTTCTATCAGGGGCGCGAGTATGTGTTCTTCGATCAGGACAGAATATCCACCTATGACATGACATTTAAAATCTTATAATATGAAAACAGGAAACGGGCGCAGCCTCACGATGTTATGCGCCAACAAAAGCGTCTACCACGCACAAACGCACACCTTCACGATCTCGCCCGAGTTCGAGGAGTGGGAAACCAAGGACACCAAAGGCAAGGAGTTCGAATTGAAAAACCTGGCGTTCTCGGCCTCGGCCGACGGCATCGTCTGCGTGCGGGATACGTCGGAAACGGGCGACAACCTCGATACGCCCGATATGATCGCACAGGCGATCAGCGGGCAGGCGGTCGATGTCGTGGTCGAGCTGACACTGCCCGGCACGACGGCCAAGAAATATACGACCAAGTGTGTCGTGGAGACGTTCGAAGTCAGCGAAACCGTCTCGGAGAAAGCAACCTACAAGGCCTCTTTCAAAGGCTACGGGTTGACGCCGATGGAAGTAGCGCGGACAAACAAGCAATAACCTACGGGCGGAAGGCTCCGCCCGTATATTCCTAAAAACTATGTTGCAACAGATAACAACGAAGGGTGAAACCTATCCGCTGAATTTCGGCATTCGCACGCTGGCGACGACGGCCGACGCTCTCGGGATGAGCCTCGACAAGATGGTGAAGCAATTCCAGATGCCGGACATGAACGTCGGCGACATGATCGGGCTGATCGTGTCCGTATCGGCGGTGGCCATGACCGACGGCGCCCGTAAATCGGGACAACCCCGGCACTACTCCGAGGACGACGTGGTGGATATGATCGACGAGGACGAAACGCTGCTGCCGCAGCTTGTCGCGTTGTTCCGCGCGTCGATAGGTACCGGGCAAAAGGTTTTTCCGATGGCGGCGACCGCAAAGCCCGGCGAGTAAGCCGCCGCAAGGAGAACCCCCGGGAAATATCCTACCGCTCGCTCTATGCCGTGGGTGTCGGGATGATGGGGCTGGCCCCGTCGGAGTTCGACGACATGACGCTCGACGAGTTCGATGCGGCAGAACAGGGATATATTCGCCGTCTGGAAAGCGAATACCGTACGGCAATGGAGGTGCAGCGGTGGGGTAGCTACGTGGTGTCGTCCGCGATGCGGGACTACAAGGGGCAGGGCCCGGGCGAGGCATTGCCTTTCCCGTGGGACGAAAAGCCCCGGACACGGAGGAAAACGGGCAAGTTGTCGAAGAGGGATATCGAGCGGATGGAACGGGAAGCATTGGAGATCGCAAACGGATTTGAAGCATGGCAAAAAAAATCGCGGAACTCCTGATTAAATTGGGAGCCGACACATACGGCTTTAAGGCCATGAGCGGCGAGGTGAAGAAGCAACTGGCGGGACTGAGTAAAGACCTGCAGGGCTTCGGTAAATCCATGTCGCTTTATTTCACCGCGCCGCTCACGGCTGCGGCCGGTGCTTCCGTGCACCTGGCCGATGTGCAGATGCAGGCCGAGCAACGGTTGCTAACGGCACTGAAAGGGCGTGAAAGCGTGCAGAAGCGATTGATAAAACAGGCCGGGGAATTACAGTCCCGGTCGATCTTCGGCGATGAAGTGATTATCGGCCAGCAGGCATTCCTGGCTTCGCTCGGCCTGACCGAACAGCAGATCAACGATACGATCGAGGCGTCGGCACAACTCTCTGCCGCAACGGGCATGACGCTCGACAGCGCCGTCAAGAACCTGGCGAAAACCTACGGCGGGCTGACCGGCGAATTGGGGGAAAGCATTCCGGCGCTGAAACAGTTTACCGCCGAGGAACTGAAAAACGGTGCGGCCGTGCAGTTCGCATTGGACAATTACAAGGGGTTCGCCGAGACGGTCGCACGCACAGGCCTCGGCCCGTTGCAGCAGTTGAAGAACTCTCTGGGTGACCTCGGCGAGGAAATAGGCATGGTCTTGATGCCGGTCGTGAAGGAGATCGTAGGCTGGCTCCAGGAGGCCGTGACGTGGTTGCAGGAACTTCCGTCCGGGACAAAAACGGCGATTGTGGCAGTTGGAGGATTGGTTGCTGCTATCGGCCCGCTATCGATGGCGCTGGGTGCCATCCTCAAGATACTACCGCTTATAAAACCTGCACTTGCCGTGGCATTTGGCCCGGTAGGTATTATCGTTGCGACTGCCACTGCATTGTTCGGGGCGCTTGTCGCGTGGAGACAGGGGGCGGTGGACGCTTCCGATGCGCAGCGGGAATTGAATAGGATTACCTCCGAGACGGAGACGAAAATCGCGGCGGAACGATACGAAATAGACCAGCTATTCGGGCGGCTTGAGGCAGCGACTAAAGGCACTCAGGAGTATGCCGATGCCAAACAGACTATTTTGGACAAATACGGCACTTATCTTTCGAAACTTGGGGATGAGGAAACCGCACTAAACGACGTTGCAGCGGCGTATAGGGCTGTCACGCAAGGGGCCGAGCGGGCCGCTCGGGCTCGTGCAATGGACGCAGCCCTACAATCGACGGCTGATATTTATGCAAAGCAACAGTCCAGGACTTATGATGCGATAAAAGAGACTTTTGAGAAACGTCTCAAGGGGCAAAAAACGTCCAGCGGCGTGGATATGGCTGCGTATGCACTTGCAAAAATACGCCCTGTCGTTATGGAAGGGGCTGAAATCGACGCTGAAACTCGCGGGATCATAAACAAGGTTACAGATCATATCAACGGTGCGGAATGGAATATTGTCGATTATCTCCTAAAACGCCTGCAAGTTGAAAAAGCCAAGGCAGATAAGGCGGTTTCCGACTTGATGTTGAAGTGGGGGAGTCAAGCTGAATCTGGATCGGGCACAATCGCTGATGAAAATGATGACGACGGCAAAACTGGGAACGTTAAGATCGAGAAAACGATCGGTCTGATCGGCCAGTTGCAGGAGAAGATCAGCCAGCTGGAAGATGCGAAGAAGAAAGCTACAAATACCTACGAGATTGCCAACCTCAATAAAGAACTGGAGCAAACCAGGTTGAAGTTGGAGGGTCTGCAAAACACCGGGCAGCTGGGGAGTATCGTCAAGAACCGGAACGGTTTAATGGACAAACCGATCACGCCGCTGCAATTCGATCCGAACGCAATCAATCCGCCCGCTGCCGACTGGGAAGCGGCTGCCGAGAGGTTCAGGCAGAACCTGGGCGATATGAAAGATACGGTACAAGGGGCAATTATGGATTATGGCGCCATGTTGAATAACCTTGTACAAGACCTCGCTTTTGCTTTTGGGGAGGGTTTGGGCAATATTCTGTCCGGGGATGGAGCCTTCGATGATCTTGCTGCCGGGTTTGGGCGTGCCGTCGGGCAATTTTTAGTGTCATTGGGAAAACAGCTTATTGCGACATCCGAGGTGATTGAATCCATAAAAGTTGCATTAAACAGTATATGGGCTACACCGTGGGTCGGATTGGTTGTAGGTGCTGCTGCGATAGCCGCAGGTACGGCAATGATCAGTGCCTTCAAGAGCAACGCAAGTAAAGGTATCGCTCTGGCAAACGGCGGCCTTGCTTATGGGCCTACTATGGCGCTTGTCGGTGATAACCGCGGAGCGGGCAGCGACCCCGAGGTGATTGCGCCGTTGTCGAAACTGAGGCAATACGGGTTTGGGCGCCAATCGCTCGAATTTGTCGGCGGACAGTTCCGTGTGAGCGGTTCCGACCTGTTGCTGGCTATTCGCCGCGAAGATGTGAGAGTGAACTATGTAAATGCAGGGGTGTAATGGCATACGGGCTGAAATATTATATTGACTACCGATCGAAGATGCGCGACCGGTTGCTGTATCGTATCGAGATCGAAGAACGCGGCCTGACGAACGCGATCCCGGCCATGATGCGCCCGCACGACGATGTGTTTACCCTCAAACAGGGCGGAGCGGACGATCCGGAGTATACGGCAATAAAGGGTGGTTCGTTGACGTTGCAGGTACTTTGCGTCAACAGCATGGAATACCTGTCGCTGTTTACCACCGATCCGAGAAAATTCCGCATCACGATCTACGAATGGCGCGCTGATGCGGCCGGACAGCCTGAAAAACGGTTTTTATGGCGAGGATTTCTCGCTGCGAACAGCTATAAGGAGGAATTCGCCCGAGCACCGTATGCAGTGACCCTATCGGCTACGGACGGGTTGTCGTTGCTAAGTGCTATGCCGTTTCGCAATACCGACGGCGTTAAATTCACCGGTGCAACGACGGTGTACGACCTGTTGCAGGAGGCTGTCGAAAATCTCGAACTCGATTTGCCGGTTTGCGAATGGTTGAATCTCGAATCGGACGATTCGACAGCGCCATCCCTGAAAACCATATATATCGACCGCGCCCGCATATATGACATGCAGGATACCGAGGCGACCTGGCGCGATGTGTTGGAACTCTGCGTAGCGCCTTTCGGCGGGCAGATATTCCAGGCCACAGGGATGTACCACCTGCGTACCGTCATGTCGTTACGCAGCCGGATTAGGCCGGCCGCGTTCTTTGCGGATAAGAATAGGCCAGTCGTGCATAACCTGTGGTACGACAAGTGTAAAATGTCCTCTGCGTCGGAGATCAATTTGCTGGCGCCGTATCAGAATGCGGAAATCCAGCTTGCGACCAAGGAGCAAGAAGAGGAAAATTATTATAAACCGCAGGATTGGACGGCTTTGAATACGGTGTGGCAGTTCCGTGTTTTAAAGAATAGGGTATTTCTACATGCTACGCATGGGCGTGTTGAATATCGGTCGGAAACTTATTACCCGGCTGCCAAAATATCTATTAGCATATCGTTCGATGTCTTTAATGCGACGAATTATAAACTGTACGCCAGCTGTCATATCGAATTTCGACAGGGAAGTAATTCGCGTTTTTGGAATATCAGGACGAGTTCATGGGATGAGAAAATTTCCGATGACACAGAGTTGAAAAAAGATATAGCAGGTTCCGATGTTACTGATGCGTCGAATTATTACCCTTTGTCTGGGTTGCAGTCGCAGTCGTTTGATTTTGCCGTAACCAGCATTCCCAACCTGGAAAATAAGGCCGGTCAGCTTATCATTTATTTCTACATTTATGGGTTTGACGGACTTCAAAAGTCATTTATATCGAATATCGCTATTGATAATGACCTTGGCGATAATTCTCCGGATATTTCGGGGGTTAATTTACCGGTAACCTCAGCCAACTCAGGTAAATTTACCTGCTCTGTCCCCGTACGTGACGGTGGGTACAACGCGAATGCAAACGTCATCCTTCCGAACGTGCTGACGGACGCGGCCGGCTCGCCTGTCGTTTCATGGGTCGCCCGGACGGAGCGAGGCTGCATTATGGATATTCTCGCTGATGGCGTGCGTCGTCTGCGGGCGGGAGTTCGGCGACAACTGTACGGAGAATTACAGTGCCCGTTCGCCGTCGACATGAATTCCTTGTTTCGTGACTGGATGTTTACGAAGGCAATCTACTATGTCAATTCGTGGGAGTTGTACGCACCCCGTCAGATATATAAAGTCCAACTGCGCGAGTTGGTCGATACGCAGCGGGTTTACAAGCCGCTCGAATTAACCCCGACACACACGTTTCGTGAATACCAGCGGTTATGTGCGGCTTTGTATGGAACTTTATTTTTCCGGACAGGATTGGTTTCTCACGAGGTCGAATTGTTTGACACGGAAACGGGGGATACGATCCGCTTGCCTTATAGCGCGGAAAAACTGGACATAAGGAAAGGTATAAATTCTGTTGTTATCCAGGTCGGGGACGGTGAACTGTATGCCGTAGATAATGTCGGTACCGTATTGTCTCACCTCGATGCTACTACGGCTGACGTGTTGGCGTACGACAAGGCCCTGTATGATGCCTCCCGCAAAGTGTGGGTTTCATACGACGCCGTTACTGTGGCCGGGAAAACGACGGTAACCGTGTTTACGGATGGCCTGGAAATAGAATCGCAGGATGTGTTCGATATTTCCGTCACCGATATGATGCTTATGTCCAACGGGTACGTCCTGCGGACTGCGACCAATACCTATTGGCACAACTACGAGCTGCATCCCGCAGACGTCTTGCCGGCAATAGACGATGAGTATAATCCTATGACTGCCGCGCCGGTCGAAATGCTGGCCGTCTCCGATTCTCTGGTCGTAGTACGCGATCCCGCTACGGCACGGCCGGCCGTGAGTGTGCGCCGCCGGGTCGGCGGAGAATTGAAATTCAGCGAATCCCTGTTCGCTCTCGACGATGGGATGGGGCAGGTCGTCGCGGCCGATTGCAACAGCGCGATTGCGGCCGTGAAGGTCAACAGCGGCGGCAACTTCTATCTGTCGGCTTACGATGCGAGAAGCAAAGCGCAGTGCAAGATACCGATAGGCGCAGATAGCGACGTGATTGTCTGCGGCCCCTATCTCTGTGTGGTGGCATACAAGGCCGACGGCAGTTACCTGTCCTATGTGTCGTTCGACGATAACGTGGGACTGATCGAAATGCCCGAAGCATCGGTGCAGTTCCGTGTGAAGGTGGTCGACGCGGTGTCCGGGGGCATGCTCCCCGGCGTGCGAATCATCATAAGCCACGGCGATGATGACCTGGTGAGCCTGCACACGGACGAGAAGGGCGCCGTCGTATGGAGCCTCAATGAAGCGCCGGAGGATTGGGAGGATGTCTATGCCGGAACGAAAATACGGGTCAGTATGAAGGCGGACGAACCCCTTGTGCTCCTCGATTCGCAAGGGCGGACGCTGCTCGATTCATTCGGCCGCACGCTGGCTGTGCCTGCCGAGTTCGAACCCTATTTCGAGGGTGAAACGTTTGTTGACCTGACACACTTTCCGACGTCGGTAAAGTCGGGCTACGACCTCACGCTTCGCCTGATCCGCAAGTCAGATTTTGTGCTGTCGCCCACGTCCGTCCACTTGCCCGTCATCGGGGGCTCGCGCAGTGTAGAGGTACAACCGGGCCTGTTCCCGGTCAAACAATACGCGGGCCCGGACTGGCTTCTCGCAACCTTTTCGGGCAATACGGGCATCACGCTTTCTGCCGCCGCGACGCAGTACGAGCGTGATGGCGTCGCCGAGTTCGGGCCGGATGCGTACGGGTGCCTTGGTCGTCGCACGGTCGCCGTGCACCAGGAGGGTACGGCGCTTGCCTCGCGCAAGGTTCGCGTCCGCCTGTCGATCCTGAATCCTTCGGGCAGCCCTGTCACGGCTGCCGCGACGGACATCTACTGGACGCGGCCCGACGGCAGCACGGGGCGGAACAGCTACCGGGGCTTCGACGTCGTGGATTCGCTTATCGACGCGGCCACGGTGCTCTCGTTCCCGCTTCGTGTCACGGTCTCGGAGCCGGGTTTCAAGGAGTACGACCAAAGCGTCGACATCCCCGCGGGCGAGGAGGATTATTCGTACGAAGGAGAGGTGCGCCTGAGCAATGCGGGGCGTTCCCTGCGCCTCGACTTCTCGGTCACCGACCAGGGCGGGCGGCTTCTCTCCGATGCCGAGGCCGTCGTGTTGTATACGCGGTCGGACGGCGAAGAGACCTACTACTCCACCAAGAACGGACGTATTCAGACCACGCTTGCGGACGTCACGACGGCTGCGTTCACGCTGGGCGTCGCTGCGGTGTGCGAGGGCTATGAACCCTATGAGCACACGGTCTCCGTCCCCGAAGGCGATGACGCGTATTCCTATACGGACGACGCCGTGCTGGAAGCCGCTGCCCCCGGAAGCCGCTCGGTGTACCTCGACCTTACGATTACGGACGCTCAGGGCGCCCCGGTCGCTGCGCAGTCCGTGGAGGCGGAGTACACTAAGTCCGACGGCAGTCGGGCGACCTACGCCGGGTCGGGCTCGAAGGTCACCGCCACGCTTACGGACGTCACGACCGGCCGCTTCGCCATGTCGCTCAGGGTGGAGGCCGAGGGCTACGAGCCGTGGAGCGAATCCGTCACCCTCGTCGCGGGTGCCGGGAGCTTCCGGGTCGCCAAGACCGCCACGCTGAATAGCGCCGTGCCGCGCCGCCCGTTGAAACTCCGCCTCACGGTGACGGACGACCAGGGCGCACCGCTTGCGGCCGACGAGGTTACGGCCTCGTATATCCTTCCGTCGGGCGACAGCAAGCTGGAACGCTGGGCCGATACGGACACTGTCGACGTCACGCTGGAAGCCTCCACGGAATATATGACCCTGGGTCTCGCCGCGACCAAGGCCGGGTATGCGGGCGGCAAGAAGCGGGTGGACATCCCCGCCGGCACCGCGGAGTACATCGTGACGGAGGCGCTGCCGCTCACGCTCGGGAGGCGTAACCTGCACGTCGTGCTGTCGATCGAGGACGTGGACGGCAGCCCCCTCGCGGCCGATAAGGTCACCGTCACCACGGAGGACGCCGCGGGCCAAACCGTGACGCGCGAATATACGAATACCTCGGCGGTGGACGATACCATCGCCGACATCCCCACGAGCGGATCGAGCGTCACGGTCACGGCCTCGAAGTCCGGCTACAACGATGGCTGGATTCAGGGGTCTATCCCTTCGGGCAGCTCGGACTACACCTACACCGGGGTCGTTCCCCTGCGCTCGTCGCGTACGGTGGGTGCCGACATCCTCGTGCGGGATGCGAAGGGTTCGCCCGTCGTCGCCGACGAGATCGCCTGCACGTACCTGCAAAGCTCGGGCAATACCAATACGATCCGCACCACGAACAGCAGCCACCTCGACTACGGGGGCTATTCGGACTGCTCGGTGAATGCCTTTACGTCGCGCATCACCGTCACGGCCGCGGACTACGCCGATGCGGTGGAGGAGGTGCCCGTGGAAGCCGGTGCGGATCCCGTTACGATCCGCAAGACTGTCACGCTCTCCCCGGGCTCGCGTTCCCTGCACCTGGACTTCGCGGTCAGGAACGAGCAGGGCGCGGCGGTGGAGGATGCGGTCGTGATAATCCAGTATATGAAGCCTGACGGGAGCGACGAAAACCTGCAATTCACGGGCGGCGTGCATGAGACTTTCGACAATGCGACCATGCAGGGCTTTACGCTCCTGATTATGGCGCATGCCGAGGGCTCGCGCATGCATATGCAGGAGATCGCCGTCCCGGCGGGTAAGGAGGCGTACACCTACGACACGGATGTGGTGCTCTACTACGACTACTCGCCGGGCATTACGCTCGATCCGCCATCCCCGTGGACATCCACTGCACACCTGGGTACGCTCCGCAATACGGGCAACGTCGACCTGGAGCTGCTTTCGGCGCCGGAATGGTGCACTTTCTCCGGGGACGTCCCGGGTACGGTGGCGGTGGGCGAGGGACGTGCCTTTGCCGTCTCGAAGAACGAGACGGGCGGCCGGCGCACGGGGACGATCTCGATGCGGTACCGCAACGTCGAATCGAGTGAGGACGTGACCTACGATGTCGAGGTCTCGCAGGAACCCTGATCGCCGATGTTCCACAAACTAAGCGGTAAATTTACACAGTGCAACCCTAAAACCGAACACAGAGAAATGGCAACTTACCAATTACAAACCACCGGGGAGCAGACCGACGAAGCCCTGCGGCGGGCTCTTCGGCCGCAGAACGCGATGCAGGGGGACAAGACCGCCTCCGGCGCCTATGTGCTTACTAACGCCGAGGGCAAGGCGTTCGACCCGCAGACCTCGGCGTCGGCCGTGCTGATGGGAGACGGCACGACGCTGGATGCGGAGCTGGGCTACAAAGACCACGTAGCCTACATCCTCAAGGACTTTACGAAGAGCTATTATAATAATACGGGCTCGGACATCACGGATCGGAGCATGGTCGTTACGCCTACGCAGTCAGGCGTGACGTCGAATTTCTCCCTGACCAGCCGCATCCCGGTCGCAGCTTCGGACTTTATTTTCGTGCGCATGAAGCTGCGCGTGGACAAAGAGTGCTCTTTGCGGATCATCACCTATTCGGACAATCTCGACCAGCGGGGCCGATGGTTTGCCCTCAAGGCAGACCGCACCTACGAAATCTACTACCGCGGCAAGGCGGCGTCGGTAGCGGGACGGCTGAATGTGGGTATTAGCATACCCGCAGCCACCAATATCGGCCAAAAGGTCACCATCGAGGATTTGATCGTCACGCTCAACAACTATGACGCATGGTGCGACGCCGAGAGCCGGGCCACGCTGAAAAACTTCGACACGGACTCCTTCACCGTGGACGAGGGCGGGACGGGGCATTTCTTCTCGGTCGCGCAGGCGTGCGACTTCGCAAGGGACGCCTTCGATGTCGTGAACAACGCGGTCACGGTGTTTATCCGCAACGGCCTTTACGATCACGAGGCCCCGAAGAATGTGGCGATGGGTTACCCGTATGCGATCATCAACAAGGGGGCGAACCGCATATCGCTTATCGGCGAGAGCCGCGACGGCGTCATCGTCTCGTATGAGAACAACTCCGTGAACCGCGCCAAGATCATCGAGGCGGGCGGCGAATGCACCGTCGCCAACATGACCGTCAACTGCCTGAACGACGAGAGTTATACGGACACCAGCGCCGGCGGCCACCAAGCCTGCTACTGCGTACATGTCGATTCGACATTTGCCGCCACCGAGCGATATTTCACGACGATTCGGAACTGCAAACTCTTCAGTACGTGCCATTCACCCGTCGGCGCGGGCCTTGCCGACAACCAGACCATTCGGTTAGACGGCTGCGAGTGCGTCAGCGACACGCACGTAGGCACTTCGACGGGCGCGGCCACCATCCACGCAAGCACCGATGCTGCGGCGAAAAATATGGCCGTCGAGATCATCGGCTGCCGCCTGCTGTCGCTCGACGGAACCAAAGCGCTCTACATGCCCGACGTGGAGGGCGGCGCTCCCTTCACACAGGTCGACGTCACGCTGCTGGGCAACACCTACTACACGACGGGGCCGGAGATCACCGATGCCGACTTCTTGTCCAGGCACAAGCTCACGCCGTGGTCGGATGCTTCGTTCAGCGAAATTTCGGTTATCGCGCACTCGGACTGCACGCTCGAAGCGCGCGTGACGCACCTCGAAGGGCTGCTCGTGGAAGTGCTCTCGGGCAAAGTGCTGATCCCGGAGTTGCAGGTGAAAAAACTGGGCGTGTGGGACGACAACAACCTGGTCGTCACGGGCGAGGGTGCGCCGACGAAAGCCCCCGACCGCGCGGGGCAGTTCTATGTCGATACGAAGAACAACGCGGTCTACCACTCCGTGGGCAACGGCGCGGTGTCGGACTGGAAGAACGCTTAAACTACATACAACATGTCACAAGTCAACAAATACGCCGACAAGGCGGGTTACACGGCCGACAAGAACCGCAAGGGCACGCAGTCGGCAGTATCATACATCGAGGACGACGGGGCGCTCATCTACGACGGCGTGAACGTCGTGGTGGACAAGCCGGCTGCCGGGGTTGGTGACCTCGCGGTCTTCGACAAGACCACGGGAACTATCCGCTTCGTCAAGGGTGCGACGCTTGTTGCAGAGCAGTTGCCGCCGCAGCTTGTCCCCGTGGCCGTGGTCTACGCCCGGCAGGGCGGGCGGGTGCTGATCGTGTCGCTCCGCAACGCGGCATCCGAAGTTAGATGGGCATATAGCTATGAGGTGGCATTGTCGGGCTTCAACCTCGCCGCGGGCGGTGAATTCACGCTGAACATCTATACCAGCGAATTCTCGTTTACGTACCCTGCGGGTTCGACATTGGCAGACATTGCCGCACTTATAAATTCTAAACCGGAACTCAAAGCTACATACTCCTGGGTGGCCTCGGCCTCCGAAGAGCTTTCCGCGGTTGTCATGACATGTGATGCATGGTCTACGATAGAGGGGTACAAAAAGATTTCGGCAACAGACTGCACGTTGACGCGCCGCGCCGTGGATGTGGATTACCAAAGTATCCTAATCTTGGACACGGGTGAAGCGGAGTATTACATCCGCCGCAAGAATGGTGCGAAAGGGACTGCGGCGGGTGGTGTCCTCGACCAGTTCGCGGAATATTATTCGAAGAGAGGCCAGATAGCCACGGGGCAGAAGCCGGGAAGCAACATAATCATTCAGGAAAGCGTTTTCACCGAAGTCGACAACCCCGATCTGGTTGCCGTGTATCCCACCTACAAGGACTACCTGTTCGCCGAGCACATGGCACAATATCCTACGGCGTTCGGGACGATGTTGCAGGATGGCAAGATCAACACGAACCTGATCGGACGGCTTACCTTCGAGGACATTTATGGTAAGACACAGTACCGCTACCCAGCCGCTGCGGCCGCTCTCGACTTCGGCATCACCGTGGAAGGGATGACGATGGGACTGGAGGCGGGGGCATGGTGGCTGCCGTCGTCGGAAGAGGTCTACCTGCTGATGCACGACAGGGTGCGTTTCGTCGCTGACGTGGAGAAAGACCCCGTAAACCGTACCCTCTTACGCTTGAAAGCTACCATGTGCTATGGTTATAATTATTATGTCCATACTTCGTGCGAGCAGGCGCAGGGAGGCATATTTATTTACAGTGGAGGCGCTGGCACCGTGGGCTATACAGGCAAATGTTTTAAATTTTCCGCCCGTCCGGTCTGCGTCTTATAACTATCAGAATCATGGAAACACAACGACAGATCGACATCCTCGAATCGCGGCAGCTCGAATTACGGGCGATCATGGCCAAATCCGACGACAGGGCGGCCAAATGCATCAAGTCCGGCCTTGACTTCCGGGCTACCTATCCTCTGGATTATGAGGAGTACGAAGCGGCCAACGCGGAGTACAACGCGAACGAAAAGACCCTTGCGGAGCTGAGGGCCCGGCGTGCCGAAGAGCTGGCCGCCGAAGAAACGGTTATGGACTTTCAAAACGGATAAGGCATGGATACCTGGCTGCAATGGATAACGGTGATATTCGGTGCCGGGGGTGTCGGTTACCTGCTTATCGACCGTTTTGCCCGGACACGGGAACAGAAAGGCTCCGATTCGGCGGATATGGTGAGCAAAATAAGCGATGCGTTCGACAAGACGTTGCAGACCACCATGCGCTATTCGCAGGAGGTTATCGACAAGATGAAACAGGACGACGAACGCAACGAACGCCGTTACAAGGAGCTGGAAGTCCGCTATGCGAAACTCGAAACTCGTTTTGACGAAAAAGAGGCCGACCGTGAATACCTCAAGGAGATCGTCAGCCGCTCGGTAGAGTGTAAATTCCTCAAGGAGGGGCATAATAACGAATGCCCGGTATTGCGGGGCAACCAGAAGCGGCTGGCCGCGAAATGCAAATCCTGCTCCGATAAGGTCGAAGAAAAGCGGAAAGCAAACCAATAGCGATATTCGGAAAACTACGAACAAAAACAAAAGGACAAATGAAAAAGAAATGGATCGTATGGAGCATCGTTGCGGCCGTGGCCGTAGTGCTCGGAATCGTATTTCCGCGTTACATCCTCGTGGGGGTTGTTTGTGCTATGGCCGGATGGGTCGGGCATATCCTGTACACTAAACGTTTTGCCTGATGAAGCATTTTACAATGGCGGAGCTCACGCGCTCGGCCACGGCCCGTGCAAAGGGCCTGGACAATACCCCGACGGCGGAACACCGCGTCAATATCGAAATGTCCGTCGCGCAGCTGCTCGACCCGCTGCGGGAGGCGTGGGCGGTGAAATGCGCCAATGAGCAGTGGGGCACGCCTGCAATCCGGGTTTCGTCCGGTTACCGCGGCTTCGCGCTCAACAAAGCCGTCGGGGGCTCTGCGACCTCGGCGCATTGCGTCGGCTTCGCGTTCGACCTGGTGCCGGACAACGGCCGGCTGGCCGACTTCAAGCGCTTTTGCCGTACGTGGCTCAAGGGCCGCGCCTTCGACCAGATGATCTCGGAGGACGAGGATGCCGCCGGCACGCCCCGTTGGGTGCATATAGGCTACAAGAACCGCCAGGGTGGCCAGCGGCGGCAGCTGTTGACCATGCGTGCGGGCAAATATATCCCCATGACGGCATGAAACGCCTGCTCCTCTACCTGCTCGCCGCCCTTGCTGCCGGGGCGCTGCTCTTCGGCTGGGGATACCGCCGGGGCGCCGCGTCGGTGGTTGTCGAAGAAACGACGCGCATCGACACGGTGTTCTACCCGAGACCGGAACCGCTGCCCGGCACGTACCGCTTCGCCGACATCTCGGTGCCGGTGCTGCTCTTCGCGCCGCCCGACACGGTAACGGAGACCGTCGTTGTGAAAGTCGGGGCAGACAGCGTGCAGATGAAGGTGGCGATGGAAACGCGCCCCTACTCGGACAGCACCTACCGGGCACAGGTCAGCGGGCCCCGGATCGGCAACCTGCGGCCGACGCTCGACTGGATAGAAACATACGACCGCACGACCATCCGACAGCAGGTAGTTACCCGGCGAAGCCGCTTCGCCCTGACTGCCGGGGTCGGGGCGGCGTACACGCCGCAAGGGTTCCAGCCCTATGTTGGGGTTGGAATAGGAGTGATACTGTGGCAGTTTTGAGTGCCAATCCATATGATTGAAACAAAAAATACAATATTTCGCATTATAAATTAATATTTTGCGTTATATTTGCACACACAGTATGAAACATATAATGTAATATGTCTGATATTAAATCGTTGTTTCAGTATTATCTTGAACATCAAGATGAGCTCGTTAAAACATATAACGGGAAATATATCGTTATTGTTGATAACGCTGTTGTCGGTTCGTATGATAGGCAAGATGAAGCCTATTTTAGCGCCGAGGCAGAATTTGGGCTAGGAAATTTTTTAGTTCAGTTATGTACTCCGGGCCGTCAGGATTATACCCAACATTTCACTTCTAGAGTTTCATTTTCGTAGCTATTATTAATCCAAACTTGAAACCGACTGCATTTACCCAAAAATATTCTGGCGGGGTTCCTAATAGACTTATATCTTCTTGCGGTGTTTGTAAAGCTTTTCATCCTACAGCAACATCCCGGCCACCAGTAATTAAATTCAATGCCTTGTGGGATACCGGAGCCACTAATTCGGTAATAACAAAGAATGTTGTTGATGCCTTGGGATTAAAGGCAATGGGAGCTATTACCGCATACCATGCTAATGGGGAATATTCTGCGGAAACTTATATGGTTAATATTTTGCTTCCTAATGAGGTGTTTGTGCCCGCACTTAAAGTCACTGAAGGTAAATTGAATGAGTGTGATGTCTTAATTGGAATGGATATTATTTCTCAAGGGGATTTTTCAGTCTGTCATAATGGTGGGAATACTGTATTCACTTTTCAATTGCCCTCTACGCATTGTTGGGATTACGTTGAAGAAGTTAATGCTGCTAATGCTGCTGTTGTAGAACCGCTACGAGCAGAGCCCAAAATTGGGCGCAATAATTTATGCCCTTGTGGATCTGGGAAAAAGTATAAGCATTGTCACGGTAAAAAATAGTAGTTACTTGAGGTTGCATAATTAAAAGCGTGCGCCCCGGAGAAATCCGGGGCGTTTTCTATCGCAATATGGCGGCATATCGTTCTATGGATGTCGTTAGAATCTTCGCGTATATCTGCGTTATTGCGATGTTCTTGTGCCCGAGCATCCGCGCAAGGACTTCGATCGGTACGCCTTTATTCAGCGCAATCGTGGCGAATGTGTGACGCGCAAGGTGCGAGGTGAGGGATTTTCCTATGCCTAATTGCGCTTCGATGACGTGGAGGTAGTCGTTGTACTTCTGGTTAGAGATAATCGGTAATTTGTATCTGTGACGCTTTAATACGTCCATCGCAGGCGGTAATATGGGTGTAAAAAAGGCAGAGCCGGTTTTGAGGCGTTCGCCGTCGATATAGGGGAATTCGTCTTTAAAAACAACGTCCGTTTCGTAGTTAAAGCGCGCCATGTCCGAATATGCAAGGCCGGTGTGGGCGCTGAATACGAACAGGTCGCGTACGTCGCTGAGTTTCGGCGACAGGGTGGCCTCCATGATTTTGTTGACTTCCGCTGCGGTCAGCGGTTTGCGCTCTTTCGATTGTCCTCGTACGTCTTTGAATTTGTTGTAGGGGTTTTCTTTAATGTATCCTAATCGTAATGCCTCCAGGATGTAAGGTTTCAGCCCTTTGTGGTAATTGTGTAGGGTTACTTGGGTGCGTACTGTGGTTTTGTTTCCCGCTTCATCGAATATCTCGGGATCGCCATCGCGTAGGAATATATCGAACCTGCTGATATTTTCTGCTGTTACGGATGCGAACGACCGGATGCGGCCGAACCGTTTCAGTGCGTTGTACACGACAAGTTTGCGCCTGCGGGTCGATTCTTGCATGGTCTGCGTCGTTATGCGTTCATACAAATAATCCAAGAACGAATTACCGCCAAGGCCGGCATCTTGCAATCGGGCGTTGAGAGACGGGAGGTCGATCGGTTCCCCGTTTGCCTCCATACGCAGCAACAACCGTTCATGCTCGTCGCGCATTTTCTCCAACTGTACCGACAGTTGGTGTGCCGCGGGGTGGTTTACGATTTTCCCTTTCTGCCATTGGTGGGGCAGCAGCATAATGTCCGTAGGGATAATTTTCCGCGAGTTGCGGGAGAAGTAGATTTCCAACTCGATCCGTGAGGGATTGGTCGGTGTGGCTTTCTTACGCCTGTCGTAGACAAAGCGTACCGCCTCCTTCGTCTGTTTCAT